GTCGGCGATTGCGGCACATTCGAGGACATTCCGGGGGTCTTCACCCCGCCGTCGGCCCGCTTCTGGAAAGCGGTGAAGGAAGCCAAGGACCATCGACGGTGTAGGGTTCTACCTATCGTTGAGGATACCGGAAAGATCAGGATTGCCACCATCCACACAGCGAGAATCGCCTGGGCAGCGCGAGCCCTGACAGAGTATATCATGCCTCTCGCACGTCAATGGGCGCCCACAAAACAACACATGCGCCAAGGTTATTACCTGCGTACGCCGGTAATACCTCGCTGCCATGTGTGCCACTGTGAGCGCCGCGGAGACAACGCGAGGTCATGTACACATTGTCGGGCCCACGAATACCTGGTTTACTCGGTCGACTTTGCCAAGTCGACTGACCCTATAACGATCGCACAGTCTCGAGCGGTGCTCTCCGCGCTCGCCGACAAGTTGGGGAAACCGACCTGGTGGGATCGGGCTGTCGAAGCCGTCTTCTCCCCCCAGACCATCGTGGACGGGAATAACCAACCGATCGGGCGCGAGACCTGCTGCGGCGCGTTGATGGGCATGGGACCCGGGTGGATCGTTCTATGCGCTATGAACATCTTCGCTGCCGAGAAGGCCGGAGAACCACCGGAATCCTTCCTCGTGTGCGGAGACGACGTCATCGCCATTTGGCGTCGTCGCACGATCGAGAAATTCAACCGTTGGATCGAGAAAGAGCTGCATCTGGTCCTCAACCACGAGAAATCCTTCATCTCCAGGGGACAGGGGGTATTTTGCGAGACCCTACTCACCCGGTCTTGGAATCCGAAGGCGAAGTGGTGGATGCTCAAAGGCAAGGACCAGATACGCATCGCGACTGCAGTGGGAGCGAAGGCCCGGGCGCGTGGAGAGACCCATCTTGTTGCGGACTCCTTGCGATACCCGCATCGTACGGTTAATACCGTCTTAAAGGACGTCATGGTACGGTCATCCCACGCGGGGGCTCTCGACCAGCGAGTGTCCGGTACGCACGCGCAGGGAGGAGGGGGTGGAGCTGATGCTACGGGTATAGCAGTTCTCCGTTATGCCATGTTCGGCCCCATTCCCTTCACGTCCTCGCGCCCGTCTCCACTCGTGCGCAACCTGCGCGCAACGCTCGACACCTGCGAGCACTGCGCGACAGGGATCTCCGCCCGTGATGTCCTGACGACAGCTGAGTGCGCCCTTGAAGAGCTGCACCGGCTTAACGATCCAAGCAACATCCACACCACGGAGAAGACCCGGAGGTCCGAGCTCGTCCGCCTCGTACGGACTCGAACCCGTCTCGCGCGCCGCCTCTTGCGGCGACACGATGGACAACTCCTTCGCACACTCACCGCCGTTTTTCGGCGTCCCCAGACCGTTGGGTCCCAGGGCGGCGGTGAACCAGCCAACTCGCTCCAGCGCTATACGGCACGAAACCGGCGACTCGAACGCCGAGTCATCGAACTTGTTCGAAACGGTAAGTACTGGCGGGCCATAGAGGCCCTCCAGACGTCATGGGATGACAAAAAGATCGATCGTGGTCTCGCCGATGCGCTCATCTGCTCCATTGATCCGGACTACATTGCCCGGGGCTTCGACTCAGCCCTCGGAACCACGAGCCGGACGTGGGAACCCCAAGCGCGCCC